GACTGGTCGCTGGACCTTCTGATCCCCGCACTCAAGATTGACAACCTTGATGAGTTAGAAATGAAAGATTACGATGCTTTGGTTGACGCTACAAAGGATGCGCAGAAGTTTCTGTTCCCTTCTTTGGGCGACACACCTGACAACGAGCAAGACCCAAAAGCGGGTACCGACAACTCGAACGCTTAAGGTGGTGGCTTGAGGGTGGCGAGCGCCGACCTGATCTAGATTACCCCGATGAGGAGTGGTACTACTTTCAGTTCGCTGATCGCTTTGGATGGACACCCACGCAAGTGGATGATCTACCCGCAGGGACCGCTGATTGGTTGTTGGGAATAGCAGCAACTGTGACTAAGATGCAAAGCGAGGTGCGTGAGTGACATTTGAATTCACAAACCTGCCTAAAGTCTTAGCCGCTCTTGGCAAAACAGAGATGGATGTAAACAACGCTGCTCGCTTTGCGATCGGCATGGCTGCGGCCGCAGTTGAACGCCAAGCCAAAAAGAATGCAAACACAGGAACGCACCCTAGAGGCCAAGGCCACATTGCTGGCACGGGACCTGGTCCCAATGTCATGACTGGTAACTTGCGCCGATCTATTTACTCGCAGACTAAGATTGGCTTCGGACAAAGTTATGTTGCTGAAGTTGGCGCTTCGATGGTCTATGCACGAGCCGTTGAACTAGGACTCCCCGAATGGAAATCAGGAGTAAAATACCCGTATCTTGTACCCGCTGCAGAAAGTCTGAAACAATCAGGCGCACTCAGTAGGACATTCATTGGCGCGTTTTCATCGTATTTGAGGAGTTAATAAATGGCATCTACGATCCCACCAATTCTCATTCAGATACAAGCCGATGTAAGCCAGTTAAAAGCAGGTCTTGCCCAGGCGCAGAACGCGATCAAGGGCGTAGACGACAATGTAAAAAAGGCCAGCAGTGGCATGAGCAACTTTGTAGGCAACCTAAAGAAGGTCGGCGCTGCAATGGGTGCTACTTTTGCCGCATCTCAAGTTGCTGCGTTTGCCAAAGAGTCCATTATGGCCGCGAGCAACATGGCCGAGTCTTTATCAAAAGTTCAAGTTGTGTTTGGCGAAGGTGCAGCAGAGGTTGAAGCGTTTGGTAAAAGCGCTGCGCAAAACTTAGGTATTTCCAACCAGGCTGCTTTGGAAGCCGCTGGAACTTACGGCAACTTATTCCAGGCGTTTGGTTTAGGCCAAGGCGAGTCGCAAAAGATGTCTACTAGCCTTGTTCAGTTGGCCGCAGACATGGCATCGTTCAACAACACATCCATCGATCAAGCCATCACCGCTTTGCGATCAGGTCTTTCAGGTGAAACAGAACCTCTTAAGCGGTTCGGTGTTGCCCTTTCAGAAGTTCGTCTGAAAGAGGAAGCCATGCGCATGGGCTTGATTGAAACCATGAGCGGAACTTTGCCTGTTGCGATCAAGTCCCAGGCTGCTTACTCGCTGATCCTAAAAGACACGGCGCTTGCGCAGGGCGACTACGCCCGCACCGCCGATGGAACCGCTAACACAATGAAAACTCTGCAAGCCAAAATGGAGGATGCAAAGGTTGCCCTTGGCGATGCTTTAATGCCAGCCTTTAGAGGATTGTTAAAAATATTAGATTTGCTAATTCCAGTTCTGACCAAGATCGGTGAGTTCTTTAAGAACAACCAAGCCGAAGTTAAAGCCTTTGCCATAACAGTCGGCGTGCTGGGTGCTGCTTGGGGCGCTTATACCGTCTTTGTAAAAGCGGCAATTATTCAACAGAAAATTCTCAACCTGGTTCAGAAACTTAACCCAATTGGCCTCATTGTTATCGCCGTGGGACTTCTTGTTGCCATGATGGTAAAACTTTGGAACAGTAATGAGACATTCAGAAAAGCCGTGGTTTCCATGGCCAAGGTTGCTCTCAATGCTTTTGCGGCAATCATTCCTATGGTTGGCCAGGTATTCGAAGTGATCATGAAAGTGGTCACGGGTCCGTTGCGTGCTTTGCTAACGGTTCTTTCTAAACTTCCAGGCGTGGGTAAATACGCTAAGGCTGGCCTGGACATTATGAATAAAGGTTTAGATGGCATCAGCGATTTTGCTAAGGCCGCTTCCAATAAGGCCAAGGACCTAGCCGCTGGCCTTGACAAGATGGGTGCTGCCGCCGATAAGAATGGCAAAAAAGTAGAGAAAGCAACCAAGGGCGGCAAGACCAAGCCAGGAGTTGTTGATACTAAGGCCGTGGAAGCCGCAAAGAAAGCAGCAGATGAAGCCAAGGATCGCGCTGAAAAGATACTTGAGATTGAGACGGCTTTCATTGAGAAGTCAATTGAAGCGCATGAAAAGTATCAAGAAAAAGTTGCCGATCTACACAAAGCCTACGGAGAAGCAATTGCCGAGGCCGAGGAAGCCGATCGCGAGCGCCGAGCCGATGCACAGAAAACCTATGATGCCGCTGTTGTTGATGCCCAAAAGGTTCACACCCAAGCCATGGTGGACATCGCAAAAGATTATGCAAAGAAAACTGCGGACATCGAGGCAACCCTTCAGAGAAAACTTATAGATCTGAAAAAGGCAGCGGCTGATAAGTCTGCTGATCTCCGTGTTAAGGCTGCTGAAAAAGAAGCATCAATTGTTCAACAGTCTGTTAACCGACTACGCGATGCTTTTGCATCAGGCACATCATTCAGTTTGACCGAGGCTTTTAAGGGCAAGACTTCGGGCGGGTTCTTAGAGCAGATGAAAAAGGAATTGGAAGCAGCCAAGAAACTACAACAGGGCGCTGCCTATCTTGCGGGCGAAGGTTACGCACAGACCTTTATCGAGCAGGTTGTAAAGGCTGGACCCGAAGTTGGCAATCAGATGATCGATGAGTTAAAGAAATCGTCACCTGAACAACAGAAAGAAATCCGTGAGACTTTCATGGATCTTGAAGGCATCCAAGACACAGGCTTAGATGCTTTGGCTAAATCCATGAGCAACGGAGCCAACTTAGCAACATCTGAATTGCGCCAGGCTTACGATCAGGTGGCAATTGATCTCAAGAACTCTTTGGCCGAAGTGGACATGGAGTTGATGAACTCCTTGGCAGAAGCCAACGCCGAGTATGCCCGCGCTATGACCGAAGCCAAGGTTGAACGCGATGCTCGTATGCTTGAAGCGGCCACACAATTACAGACCGCAATCGCAGAAGCCAAGGCACGCCTTGAGGCTTCTCTTGCCGAGTCCGCTGCAATATTACAGAAAGCCCGCGAGGAAGCCCAAAAGAAACTCAATGAAGGATTAGCCGAAGCGCAAAAGGTTTTACAGAAGGCTTTGGTTGATGCTCAACTTGCTTACCAAAAGGCTATTGATGAAATCTCTGCATCCACCGCCGCAAAGTTAGAAGCCCTGAAAGCACAACTTGCTTCCGTGGCTGCAGCCACCGCCGCGCTTCAATCTGCGCAATCGGCTTACGCAAGCGCAGCAACTGCAAAAACTGTGACCACGCCTTATGTTACAGGAGGCACTAATTCAAGTGGCGGAGTTGGCAATACCGCGTATGGACCAACCACAAATATTGCGCAAACTTTTAACACTACGAAAGTCGATCCAGCCGATGTGCATCTTGCGACCGTCAGTGCGGTAAAATATGGAGCCGCCGTGACAGTTAACACAACAACTCTTGCTGGAATTATGGCTGCAAGCGGAACCACTAAGACAAGCAGCAGCATTAACACTTCAACAGGGGTGTCTAACAAGATCAAGGCAATGGGAATGAACATACTCTAATGGCCGCCGTAATTGCTAACTACTCGTTCTCGTTTAACAATCAGGTCTTTGGCGGAACTGGCTCGCCTTATCAGATCATGAGCGTTGATGGTTTGGAAGCGTTGCCAGCGATCCGATCTCAAGACGACAATCGAGGCTACGCAGACGGTATGTTCTCAGGCCGCGACTTCCTTGGCGGTCGATACATTACAATGCTGGTTCAGATTTTGGGAAACAACGAAGGATCGGCTCAGGCCAATTTCAACACCCTTCAGTTGGCCCTTTTGCCCCAGGCAAGCGGCACTACGCCCCTTTACTTTATCTTGTCGAATGCAGCAGGGGAACAGGTCGTAAACGCCCGCGTACGAGGCTTGAGTGCCTCCGTAGACCCCAACTACACCTACGGTTACATTATTGCCCAGGTCAGTTTCTTTTGCCCCGATCCACGGTATTACGACTCCAATACTCAGACCGCAACCCTGAACTACACCCCACCAGGCGGCCGCACTTATAACCGCGTTTATAACCTGGTTTATGGCGGCGGATCGGTATTGATTACAACCAACATTGAGAACAACGGCTGGACCGACACCTATCCAACAATTGTGCTAAACGGTCCGATCATCAACCCGATCCTTGGCAATCAAACCGAGAACCTGGCTTTGAACTTTACCTGCTCTTTAACCAACACGGACTTCTTGACCGTAGATTTATACAATAAACTAATCACTTTGAACGGAAACCCCGCTCGAAACTTGCTGGCTTCGGGTCAATGGTTCTCTGCACAACCAGGCACTAACTTGTTCTACCTAACAGGCAACGCAGGTAGTACAGTAGTGGGTGTGACAGGTGCAACTGTGACTTGGCAATCGGCTTACATTTAGGAGAATAAATGACAGTTAGAACCCCGCCCAGTTGGTTGCAGAACGGATCGCATCCTGCTGAAAACGATCGTTTAACAACCCAGGCGCTTTGGGCCACCACAGGTATCATCAACAGCGCTTCTTTACTTGTCACGCAAAATACACCTCCTGGTCTTTCTGTTGTTGTTGCATCAGGATGGGCGGCAATTGTTGGAACCACGCAAGCCAACATGGGAACTTATGTAACTTACAACGATGCAAGTTCTGTTCTTTCTTTGAACACGGCAAATCCAACCAACCCTAGAATTGACCTTGTTTGCGCAACTGTAAATGACGCGTATTACACAGGATCGCTAAACAATGTTGTCCTTCAGGTTGTTGCGGGAACCCCTGCGGGATCTCCTGTGGCTCCAGCGCTTCCAGCCAACTCAATTACCCTGGCAACTGTGGCCGTTGGTGCGGGCGCAACTGCAATCACAAACGCCAACATTACAGACACACGCGTTCTTGTAACCACAAACATTCCTGAGTCAGGTGACATCAGCGCGGTTGTGGCTGGCACAGGACTTTCAGGTGGTGGCACTAGCGGATCAGTAACTTTGGCTATCAACACAGCCGTGACTGCCGATCTAACAACGGCACAAACTTTGACTAATAAAACTATTGACGCAGCAAGTAATACTTTGACTGGAGTAGTCACTTTAACTGGAACTCAAACTCTTACTAATAAAACATTAACTTCGCCGCTTATAAATTTAGGCATAAATGCTCAAACAGGAACCACTTACACAACTGTTCTAGCCGACAACGGTAAACTTGTCACGCAAACAAACGCCAGCGCTATTGCCACAACCATTCCTTTGAATTCAAGCGTGGCTTACCCAGTTGGCGCTCAAATAAACATCGCGCAAATGGGAGCGGGGCAAGTAACAATTTCAGGCGCAGGTGGTGTAACTATTGCTTCAACAGGTGCAACCGCAACAGCGCCCAAGTTGAGAGCGCAATACTCAACGGCTACGGCGGTGCAAACAGCAACCGACACATGGTTAATCATGGGTGACATTTCATGAGTCGCCTTGCCTTAACGCCTACAAATGTTCCTGCTTCGGCCACGGACATTTCTATCCCAACTCTAAGGGCTGGCGATCTTTACTACAACACAACCGAAGGCTTAAAGGTTTACACAGGATCAGCCTGGGCCGCTATTGGAATTCCGCCGCTTACAGAAGTAGATGCAGGTGTGTTTGATAGCATTGCCCCGTATAATGGTGGCGATCCAACAACGACTTCAACACAAATCATAACTGGAGGTACTCCCTGATGGCAGTTGTAACACAAATCCAAGTACGCAGGGGAACCGCATCTCAATGGACCTCCACTAATCCAACTTTGGCCGCAGGTGAGTGGGGTTTTGAGACCGACACAGGCAAAGTCAAAATTGGAAATGGATCGACAGCATGGAACTCTTTAGGCTATCAAGGTGCAGGTGACATCGAAGGTGTGACCGCAGGAACAGGTATTTCAGGCGGCGGAACTTCAGGCACAGTTACCGTATCAATTGATACATCTGTCACGGCCGATTTAACCACGGCACAAACTTTAACAAACAAGACTTTAACTGATCCAAAAATCAACTTAGCCTTTGATGCTGAGACTGCTTCCTACACGGCTGTTCTTGCTAATAATGGTCAAGTAGTAACAATGGACAATGCATCCGCTAATAATTTCTCCATTCCTACAAACGCTTCTGTTGCCTTCCCGATCGGTACGCAAATAAATGTGCTACAAATTGGAGCAGGGCAAACCACGATCCAGGCCGTGACAAGTGGCACAACAACTATTCAATCAACTGGCGCATCAGCAGCCGCACCTAAACTTAGAGCGCGTTATAGCGCTGCAACCTGTGTAAAAGCCGCAACCGATCTTTGGTATGTGTTTGGAGATATTGCCTAATGCCTATTCTTGGAGTTATTGCATCTTCTACACAACAAGGTTTA